TGCAATCTGGTATTAAGGAGTTTTATTTTGAACACCGATATAAAAGTAGTGATGGGTTGGATTTATTAGAGAAGTACTCTGATATTAAGATAGTAAAACATACTGATTATATATCTAAAAATGAGGAGAATTATGATGACGAAGCGGGATGTGTTGGTTGAAGGATTAAAGAAAAATCTAATGAAAGTAGTATTTACTAAAGTTAATGGTGATGAACGTATAATGCATTGTACTCTACATGAATCTATTTTGCCAGAACCAACTATTACGAAATCTGATAAAAAAACAAATCAAGATACTGTTTCTGTTTGGGATATTGATAAAGGTGGCTGGAGAAGTTTTCGTGTGGATTCTATTAAAGAGTACGAAGTGCTGAAGGATATGATATGATACTTTTAGATTTTTCAAATATTATTATTGGTAGTATTATGATTGCTCATAAGACTTCCGATCAAGATACCGTTTCCGAAGAATTTATTCGACATCTAGTGTTGAATAGTATTCGTAATTATCGGGTGAAATATCGTTCAAAATATGGTGAAATTGTTATTTGTACTGATTTTTTATCTAGCTGGAGAAAAGAGCAATTTAAGTATTATAAGGCTAATAGAAAGAAAGTAAGAGAAAAACAAGAAAAAAAAGGTGGCATGGATTGGAAAGCATTATTCTCTATAATTAATAAAATTATAGAGGAAATTGACGAATATTTCCCTTATAAAGTTATATCCGTCCCTCATGCTGAAGGCGATGATGTTATCGGTGTTTTGTGTAAAAATATAGAGGAAAATAGCATCATTATCTCAAGTGATAAAGACTTTTCTCAATTACATAAATTTAAATACATAAAACAATATTCTCCTATACAAAAAAAGATGGTAGTTACGCCTGACCCTTATAAATACTTAAAGGAACACATAATTCGTGGCGATAAAGGTGATGGTATTCCTAATATTCTTTCAGATGATGATTGTATTCTTGAAGGTGTGAGGCAGAAACCGATCTCAAAAAAGAAAATTGCGATTTGGATGAATGAACCTGATATGACTCATGTTGATCCTAGATGGAAACGGAATCAAATGTTAATTGATTTTGATTATATTCCTAAAGATATTTCTGATACTATCTTGAGTGAATATAATAAAACAAAAAAGAATAATGAAATGCCTGGCCGATTTACCAGTTATTTTGTTAAGAATAAATTAAACTATTTAATGGAGCATAAGGGGGACTTTGTTTTATGACTGAATATATATCTGAAATTTTTCATAGGATTGATAACGCAAAAAATAGGAAGAAAAAAAAGGAAATACTAGAATCTTGTAAAGATAATAAGGTTTTTAAATTTGTTTTACAAGGAACATTTGATCCTTCTATTCAATGGACTGTAAAAAAGATACCGCCATATATCCCTGTTACTGATAGACCATTAGATTTAGTGGATGTAAGTTTATTTGGGGCAGTACCAAAGTGTTCTATTTTTGTTGAGGGGCATGATAGATCAAAACCATTGAGAGCAAAACAATCCTCTGACTTACTAGTACAAATGTTAGAAGTAATGCATCAAGACGAATCCAAGATTTTTGCTGGTATGTTAAAAAAGAAACTTAAAGTAAAGGGATTAACTTCAAAGTTAGTATTAGAAGTTTTCCCTAACTTATATCAAAAGGTGTAAAAATGAGTGTCGAGATAAAAACTGTATTAAATATCAAGGTTAGTAAAAAAAAGACAGTTCAAAAAGATGCTACTGTAGTTGAATGTTTCCATCAAAAATATATCAAGGTTGAACTTGATGATGATGGTGTAGATCATCACTTTCAATTAAAGTGGAATGGTTTTATGTATGAAGGAAAATTTCTAGAAATGTCTATGACTAGTCCATATGATGTTGAAAGAGATTTTTCAGTTGCGAAGGTTAAAGTGGAAGATAAGGTAGCAGAACCAGTTAAGTTACAAAGGAAACACAGCGGATACCCAGTAGCTTTTCGATAGGATGTATATCAAAAAGGATAATATTGTTATTAAGACAATTCGTGGTCATATAAATAAATGTGAACCCTTAACTCCGTCTAAACATTTAGTCACAAGATGGCATAATATTTTAAATGAAGAAGTATTTAATAATGCCATACATCCTTTTAAGATAATTGAAATAAAAAGAAAACACGACTGTCATGCTGAGTATACAGGACGTTGTAAGAATGGATATCTATTTGGTGAATTATCCATTTCACAATCATTTATGAATAAAACATACTTTATATATACTTTGGCACATGAAATGATACATCAATGGCAGTGGATGGAAACTGGTAAAGTGGATCATGGTCAATCATTTATGAAGTGGAAAAAAAGATTTTCTCAATTTGAAATACCTTTAGGAGTTAGTATATAATGCCAGAATATATATTTGAATGTGAATCGTGTAAACATATATTCGATGAATTGCAAACAATCGCAAACATTGATGTCCCTTTAAACAATCCTTGTCCTAGTTGTAAAGAGAATGGTAGTATCATTCGTATTGTAGGTTCTGCTAGAATTGTTGATATAGGAAGGTTGGAATCAACAAAGGGTAGGTTAAAACCTACGTCTGATTTTACAGATGTGATGACAAGAATTAAGAAGAATCATACAGATTCAAAATTCGAGGTTAGATAAAGAATGAAGCAATTAATATTTATTGGCTTGTGTTTATTATTTATTTTAGGTAATAAACCAATTACAGAAACTCCACAAACAGTACCATTAAGTGAAATTTTATTGTATTGTAATACACCAGAATTTATTATGGACATGGCGGAAAACGATTATATGTTGGGGTTAGCTGCAAGTGGTGTCATCAATGATGACAAACATAGGATGTTACTATCTATGAAAATACTTATGAATCCTAATAATAAACAATGGGCTATTATTTTTAACTATACAAAAGGAAATCTCTCTTGTATCATTGGAGGCAATCATATCGAATTGTTTATCCCAAAAAACTAATAAAATAAGCCTCGGTATAATAAATCGAGATTTAAAGGAGCTTAAAATGTTATCAAATAAGATAAAAATATTATGTTTATCAATTATCTTACTAACTTTGGGTACAGCTGATATTGGATATGCAGATCATACATATAAAACAAGTGTAGTTGAAAAAGTTCTACAATCAGTAGTTGAAGTTATTTCAGAAAAAGACACAACTAATTTAGATAATCTTACAGGTGGTGACAGAGAAAATAATAAGGGTGGTTTTAGGTTTAGAGAACGCCCAAACCAAAATCAACAACAACGTCCGCCTTTGCAAAAAGGCAAAAATCCAAAAGATGAACCAACTCATGTAGGTTCTGGATTTGTTGTTAGTAGTGATGGGTATGTTATAACTAATGCTCATGTAGTAAATAATTGTATTACTAATTGTAAAAAAATAACACTTATTTTTCACAATGAAGAAGTACATGAAGCTGAATTAATAAATTATGATGAAGATTCTGATATAGCGTTATTAGGAATTATTAATAAGCATAATAAAGTATTTCCTTTTTTAACATGGGGAGATAAACCAGAATTAGGTGATGATGTAATTGCAATTGGTTCACCAATGAATCAATCTTTTAGTGTTACAACTGGTATTGTATCATCATTAGATAGGTTTATACCAAAAACACCTTCATTTGTTCCTTTCATACAAACTGATGCAGCTGTTAATCCAGGCAACTCTGGTGGCCCATTATTTGATTCTCATGGGGATGTTATTGGAATTAACAGTATGATTATTACTGATAGTGGTAGGGGTAGTATTGGACTAGGATTTGCAGTTGATGGGACATACGCTCAAACAGTAATTAAAAAATTGTATAGTGGTGAACAAATTATAAGACCATTTTTGGGTATTGTATACCGTCCAGTAGAAAGTAAGGACATGGAAAACTTTCAATATGGTAAAGGTGCATATATCTTAGAAAAAGATGATATTATTTTAAAACTTAATGGTAAAGATGTAAAATGGAGAATGTTTGCATCAGTTATTAAGATGAAAAATATTGGTGACGTAATTCAATTAGAAATACTTAGGAATAGTATGCTTGTTCCTATAGAAATGACTCTCCAACCCAAATCAAAATAACAGGAGATGAAAAACAAAATAGAAGAAAAAAAGTTACAACATGAGATACAAGAAGAATCACTAAGTAGATCGTGGAAAGATGAATTTATAGTGGTGATGTTAATGTTACCGATACCACTAACCATGTTATATCCATATGTCACGGATGATACCATGACTACTGCATGGAGTAATCTTGCATTGATGCCCGAGTGGTATCAACAATTATTAATGGTTGTGTTATTAGTGGTGTTCGGATTAAAAGCATTGTTGTTTAGAATAGCTGATAAATTGTTTGGAAGAAGTAATAAGTAATATTACGAAATGAAGGAGATATATTATGGAGTTTTGTCATTTGAACGATTTAAGTGAAAATGGGTACGAACCATCTCAGCGTGAAGAAAGAGATGGTAAGCGGGTATATGTAACTCCAAATGGAAACGTATACCCATCAATCACCTCTATTCTAGGCAGTCAACCAAAGCCTGGAATAGAGGTGTGGCGAAGAAAAGTAGGAGAAGATGAAGCAAATAGGATTGTAAAAGACTCAAGTAAATTGGGTACTGCTGTCCATGATCTTTGTGAACAATATTTATATAATTTACCCTTGAAGTGTAACAACCCCGAAGCGATTGAAGTTTTCAATCGTCTTAGATTTCTATTAGGAAATATAGACAACATTTACGGTTTAGAAATTCCATTACATAGTGATATGTTGAGAGTTGCTGGCACCGCTGATTGTATAGCAGAATATAATGGTGTATTATCTTTAATCGATTTTAAGACATCTCGAAGAGCAAAAAAAGAAGATTGGATTGAGGATTACTATATTCAAACAATGTTTTATGCAGCTGCATTTTATGAGATGGTTGGTGCGTTGCCAGAACAAGTCGTGATATTGATAGCGGTTCGGGATAGTACTGAAGTGCAGACCTTTACAAAACCTATTAAGGAACTGGATAAGTACATGGATAAGCTGTTAACTATTATGAAAAAGAGCCCATCAATTATACAGCAAGACTAGTTCCTTACATTCTAACAGTTTTTTTGGTATTCTTATATTATGATTTTAGAAAAAAAAGATTCTCTGTGGGCTGCGATGAAGATGATTGAATACTTTAAGAACTTTAAACGTATTGATGATTATTTTCGTGCTAGAAAAATAGAAAGAGTTAAGAACATCCCTCTACCGCTACCAGGCATGGGTAGTATTGAGGATGAAATGTTTCAAGATTATAAAATGCATCCAGCGGAGATGGACTTCCAAGTATGTCAAATCCCATTAGTAAATTTCGATACTATGCTGGAAAAGACTGCATCTTTTTCACCAGATGAAAATCCAGGCAAGACATTAAAAATAGTTATAAAAGAAACTAACACTAATACAATTGTTGGTTTTATTCGTTTTGGTTCGCCTTTAATTAATTCTAAACCTAGAAACGATTATCTTGATGGTACTCCAGATTTAGATATTTTCAATAAGAGAGCGATAATGGGTTTCAATATCGTTCCAGTTCAACCATTTGGATTTAATTATCTTGGTGGAAAATTACTTGCAGCTATATGTTGTTCTCATGCAAGTAGACGAATGTTAGATGCTAAGTATGATACGGAGTTTTGTTTGTTTGAAACTACATCACTATATGGGAATATAAAAGGTTGTTCAATGTATGATGGTATGAAACCTTTCCTTAGATATAAGGGTGATACTCAATCTAAGTTTCTTTTAACATTGGGTGAGGATATCTATAAAGAGTTAAAGGATTGGTTTACTAATAGGAACAATGGTGAGGAGTTAATTCATCAAGGTGCTTCAAGTCGTAAACTTAAAATACAAACTAAAATGGTTAGTGTAGTTAAGTCATCTTTAAAAGAACATGATACTACAGCATATGAAATGTTTGTTAAGTCGATGGAAGAAGCAACTGGTGTTACCACACAAAAAAGATTTTATATGAGTGAGTATGGATTCTCTAATGTGCGTGAAGTTCTATTGGGCAATACTGATAAGTTAGAAAAGGCAGAAAACTTTGATCGTTTTGAATTAGAGAATGTGATTAAGTGGTGGAAGAAATATGCCACTAAAAGATTTGATAAGATGATTAGAGAGGAAAAAGTTCGTACCAAACTAGAAGTTTGGAATTCAAAAACCATGAATGAGATTGATATAATACGATGATACAAGTAAATAAAGAACAAATAAATGAGTGGGGTAGTGATTTTTCTGATAGACAGAATAACTTTGATGATAGTCCTGATGCTAGGATGTTTATTCAACATACTCTAACTGATAGGAAATTGCAAAAATATCTATTAAATTACATACCAGATGGTATAGGTTGTAAATGGCAATATCATCCAGACAATAAATATGGAATTGATTTTGCGTTGGTAGATGAAACAGGTAAAAAACATTTACTTATTGATTTAGAAAGATGGAAACAATGGGATAAAGAATGGCCTGCTAATTATAAGTATATCTCTTTTCTAGCAAGAAAAAGTCATTTCTTAGAAGAGCCTGTACCATTCCTTATGGTATTCATGTCGAATAGACTTAATAAACTTCTCATAGTGGATAAAGAATCAATAAAAAAATATCGTATAGAAGATAAATTTTTTGTGAATTATGGTAAAAGTGATAAGGTAAGAAAGTTGAAATTTAGTGAAGGTAATTTATTTGGAACTAATCTTACTACTATAGAAAAAGGTATGTTTAAATGCCATCATTAAACTTTACAGATGAAAAGCCACAAAAGACTATTAGGATTCTAGTATATCCTAATATTACTTTTCAAGAGGATTTGGAGAAAGATAGTTATATCCAAGTCATTAAGAAACAAATTAAACTCTTGAATGAGCAAAGGGATGACTTGTGGTTTTATTTGGTTCTTACTGAACCAATGGAATCACTTACATTTGATAACGTAACACAATTCTATATTGACTTACCAACATATCCGCCAACTATGCGATCTCATTTTGATGTTAGTGGAATGAAGGAAATGTTATCACATGATTTGGATTTTGATTTGGTGATGTCTCATTTACCAGAGCATACTCACGCTCTTAAAAATACCATGTATAATGTTACACATCATACGCCACTATTTTTTGGTTATTGTCATTGGTTTGATGTTAAACCAGTTGTTGCGTGGTCTAAGGATAGTTTTATTCAAAATATAACAGGACTGTTAGAGTATGAAAGATGCTATTTAAATACACAACATCAAAAAGATATGGTGTTAGAACAAGCGAAGGATACATTCAATGACAATGTAATTCAAAAATTACATAACATTTTAACTGTACAACATCTTGGAGTTGATGAAGATGATATTTGTAGATTAGAAGATATAAAACAGGATAGAGAAAAGATTATTGTATTTAATCATAGACCAGATACATATAAGAACTTTGAACCATTTATGAAAATAATGGATGAACTCTGGAAGATTCGACAAGATTTTAAAGTATGGATACCTTTACTTGGGAAACCTAACAGAGACTATGTTATTACTGATAAGTTTGACAAAAAAGGTTATTATGATTTCTTAAAGAAATGTTGGGTAGGGTTTTCACCTAAACAAACTTATGGTGGATGGAGTGTAGCAACTACAGATGGAATGATGAACGGTGTTCCTTATATAATGTATAACGACACTTACTATGAAGAATTGCAACCACAAGGAGAATTCTTTGATAATGACCATGATGCAGTTATGTTGCTAAATACTTATTTGGATGATAGAGAATATAGAGATGAAATGGGTCTTAGTGCCGTAACTCATATTGTAGACCATTTAGTTTACAAGCATGAAATGACTCAAATGAGCGGGTATATAAATACTCTTATATGTAAGACCAAACAAATGAAGTTCTCTAAGAAGTTAAATGAACTAATAGATTTTATAAAAGAAAATGGTTCTGTAACTAAAAGAGAAGTGATGGGTTTTTTAGGATGGGGTAGGGGTATAAAGTTTACTCCTTATCGTAGAGCATTAATGGATCATTCTAATATATATGATGTAAACGGTTCTATACCAAAATATATATGGAAGGAATAAGAATATGGTTAATGATAAACAAGACATTAATATAGAAGATTATGGTGAATTTGATTTTGGTTTTTCGACAGTTGATGAAGCCGAAGTTGAAGAATTTGAATCAAAGGTTCGATCAAAGGTTGCTGAAGAAAGTGCAAGTATATCTAATGATCTTGAACAAAAAATCAATAAACTTTTAGAAGTTAGAAGTGGTGATACTTCTAAAATACAAGAACTGGAAAAGAAACGTAAAGAAGAATTACTAAATGTAGAAAAAATAATTATGCCTTTATTGAAAAATCTACAAAAAAATCCAGATGATATTTATATTAAATGGCCTAACAGGAAAGATGTTATCGAAAAACAGATTAGAAAGATTGTAGCAATTACAAGGAGATAGTATGGATTTTGTAACCATTACACCAAAAGCAAGTAAACAGGTGAAGTACTTAATTAGTGAGTTCCCTAGTGATATTGGTTTACGTCTAGCAGTCAAGGGTGGTGGATGTTCTGGACTTTCTTATGATCTACAATTTACGTCCGAGGCGTCTGGTGATACAATTTTTGATTATGAAGGTTATAAAGTTTTTATGGATGCAAAGAGTATAATATACTTAAAAGGTATGGCGTTAGATTTTGAAGATGGTTTACAAGGGAAGGGGTTTCAGTTTATTAATCCAAACGCTACATCAACGTGTGGATGTGGTGAAAGTTTTTCAATGAATTAAAAAGGAGTTTATTATGTCTGTTATTTTAATTATGTTAGGTTTAGTCTTAGGTAGTTATACATATGATCCAATGATATATGATAGTGGGCCTTATGTTCAAGATGTACAGAAAACAGAATATGCAACATTAGAGGAATGTAAAATTGATACATATGCTACAGGTGATTTATGTGTAGGTGATAATCCATCGATGAAGTATGTTATGGATAAAGATGTAGCACAAAAAATGGTTGCTGGTGCAACATTAAATTATACTACTTGTTCCTATTGGGCGGGATGTTATTTTAGAGATGGTAATTAATATGATATACAAAAATTTTGTTGGTGGTGTATGGATGGAGGGCGTTACTAAGAAAACTTTCCAAAACATAAACCCAGCTACAGGAAAAGTTCTTTCAGAGTTTCAAGATTCAGCACCAGTAGATGTAGATACAGCAGTTGGGATTGCTCATGATGCTTTTAGAATGTGGAAAAATACTCCAGCACCTAAGCGTGGTGAAATTCTGTATAAAGCTGCAGAGATTCTTTTAAGAGATAAAGAATGTATTGCTGGACAAATGACTCAAGAAATGGGTAAACCTTTATCAGAAACTAGAGGTGATGTTCAAGAAGCAATTGACATGGCATATTATGCAGCTGGTGAAGGTAGACGAATGGCGGGTGAAGTTGTTCCTTCAGAATTAGAAAATAAATGGTGTATGTCCCGAAAAGAACCGATTGGTGTTATTGGTGCAATCACGCCATGGAACTTCCCGATTGCAATTCCGTCTTGGAAATCATTCCCAGCATTAGTAGCAGGAAACACAATGGTTATTAAACCTGCTGAGGATACGCCTTGGTCTGTCATTAAACTTGCAGAGGTTTTCCATGAAGCAGGATTACCCGCTGGAGTCTTTAATGTTGTAACTGGTTATGGAGTAACTGCTGGTATGCCATTACTTGTAAATCCAAAAGTAAAAATGATTTCGTTTACAGGTTCTACTGCTACAGGTAAGATTGTAGCAACAACTTGTGCATCTATGATGAAACCATATTCGTTAGAAATGGGTGGGAAAAACGGAATCGTTGTTATGGAAGATGCTGATATTGATTTGGCAGTTGAAGGTGTAGTATGGGGAGCATTTGGTACTACTGGTCAACGGTGTACTGCTTGCAGTAGAGTTATGGTACATGAAGATATCCATGAAGAATTTATTGCGAAACTAGTTGCAAAAACTAAAACTCTAAGTCTTGGTGATGGTACGAAAGATAAAACAGATGTAGGGCCATTGATTAATGAAAAAGCATTAAATAAAGTTATAAAATATGTTGAACAGGCAAAAATAAATGGACATACACCTTTGGTTGGTGGAAATCATATAAGACAACCGAATGAAGATTGTAATGGATGGTTTTATGAACCAACTATTTTTGACAACATAGATATTAATGATGAGTTAATGCAAGAAGAAATATTTGGCCCTGTCGTTGCAGTAACAACATTTAGTAATGTTAATGAAGCAATCTGGATGGTTAATAATACTAAATATGGTTTAAGTGCAGCTGTATATACTAATGATGTCAACTTTGCATTTCGAGCATTGAATGAAATTGAAACTGGTTTGTGTTATATTAATGCATCAACTATTGGTGCAGAAATTCAATTACCGTTTGGTGGTATTAAAGGAACTGGTAATGGACATAGGGACGCTGGTAGTTCTATGATTGATAACTGTACTGAATGGAAATCATGTATGGTTGATTATTCTGGTAAAGTACAAAAGGCACAAATAGATCACTAAAGGAGAAACAATTGAATGATTGTTATTTAAAAAATTCAGAGCATCCTTTAAAGGACGCTTTTAGTTTTGAAGAAGATTGGTCAACTAGTATTGGACAGATTAGGTTTAAGTTGCCCGAAGAAATGCGTATTGGTTTAATTAAAAATATTGCTAAACACGCATATCAAAGTAAGTATCAAACATCTACTCCAGATGGTGCAGATAGTGAATATACTAGTAGACATCATTATAATATGTTTGTAGATGATGATAAACACATTCAACAATATCGGGAAATTACAACTGAATTAATTCGTTATTATGTTGCAAATTCGTGGGGTGTTACAGATGTTGCGGATATGAAAATAAAGGCGAAATGTTTTGGTAATATTCAAACATGGGGTCAACGTACTTATCCTCATTACCATCATGGTTTTGATGGTGTGGTGATTACCTATCTTACAGTCGGGGGAGAATTTACTGTTGATGTAGATTGTATGGAAAACAATAATTGGGAAGATTTTTTAATTCGTATACCAGCACCGAAACTTGATGTAAATACTTTGATGGATAAACAAACACCAAAGTCACCTAGTACACATCCAAAGGATTTTGAAACACAAGGGAATATGCTTTTACTTGATCCTAGACCAGCTATATCATATCCGTATAATAGAAAAGCACGAGCTATCAAACCAGAAGTAGGATTGTCTGTATTACATCCAGGCTATTTATGGCACGAATCAAATACTTTTACTGGTAGTGGAATTCGTGTAGCAGCTATTATTAACTTTAATCTTGGTACAAGTAAATCTGCTGATCCGTTAGTCGAATTATAAACAAAGGGGCTATAGCTCAGATGGGAGAGCGTTGCTTTTGCAAGGCAGATGTCGGGAGTTCGATTCTCTCTAGCTCCACTTCATTCAAGCTACTGTAGCTCAGTTGATAGAGCAGCTGATTTGTAATCAGCAGGTCGGGAGTTTGAATCTCTCCAGTAGCTCCATTTTTTTGAGGAAATATATCTATGAAAATCGATGATGTTTTAATCAAAACAAACATAAAAATACAAGATAAAGTCAAAAAGGTTTCTAAGGGTAGTAAAGTTAAAAATTCTTTACAAAATAATCCTTTAGTAAATCCACATGACCTTGTAATGGTTTACTGTCGTTATTGTCAAAAAAGATTAGATGTTTATGTTTATCATTCATTGGGTAAATCTGAACATTTTCAATTGATAAATCTACCAGAAAGAGTTGCAAAACATTTAAAACGGCGAAAGATTGATTGTCCTAAATGTGAAAAAACTTTTATCTTAGAAAAACATAGACAAGATACAAAAACAGAATTTTTACTTAGACTTGATTGCTCCAATATATCTACAGGAATGGAATGTTGGTATGATGATATAATTCCAAAAGAAGGTATTTATGCATGATTAAATCTTTTTTCTGTAGTAAAAAATGGAGAGTATGGGCATGGGGTGGACTTTCGTTTATAATGATATTAATGTGGGCACAAGTATCACTTACTGTTATGATAAATGAATGGTATGGTGGATTCTATGATCTCATGCAAAAGTCTGCTGATTATGTTAATAATCCGCAAGTGGGTATAGATTTATTTTATACAAAATTAATATCATTTGAGACATCAGATAAATCATTTTTTATGCTTGCGATGCCATTTATGTTTCTTCAAACCTTTACTGATTTCTTTACAAGATGGTATGGTTTGAGATGGAGAGAAGCTTTAACATTTCATTATATGCCTCAATGGACAAATGTTGAGGAAGAAATTGAAGGTGCATCTCAAAGGATACAGGAAGATATAAAAAGATTTGTATTGATTCTTGAGAATCTTGGTGTTAATCTTATTCGTACTATAATGACATTGATAGCATTTATTCCTTTGTTATATGGATTAAGTGAGAAAGTAATTATTCCTTATTTTGGATATTTTGAAGGTAGTTTAGTTTGGATTGCATTTGGAATATCCATTGGTGGATTAATTATTACATGGATTGTTGGTTCAAAACTTCCAGGCCTTGAATACAATAACCAAAAAGTTGAAGCTGCATTTAGAAAAGAATTAGTTTTTGCAGAGGATGATAAAAAGAATTATGCACAACCTGATACTATACTTGAGTTGTTTACTGGTATTAGATTTAATTATCAAAGATTATTTTGGCATTATGGTTATACCGAAGGATGGATAAATTTATATAATCAATTCATGGTAGTAGTTCCATACCTATTAGTTGGTTCTGGTCTATTTACTAAGTTAATTACGTTGGGTATAGTGGTTCAAGTCAGTAATGCGTTTGGTAAGGTACATGAAGGCCTCGCTTTTTTCCTATTCCGCTGGGTTATGATAACTGAATTTCGGTCTATATGGAAAAGACTCAAAGAGTTTGAACGCAATTTAGAGCGATTTAAGAGGGTTTAATTGACTGGCGAATACCCTAGTATGGCCGGCAGAGAATAACTCATAAACAGCGACTCAGACGGTCAAAAAACCCTTTAGAATCATATACTTACAAGTCATTGATTTATAAAGAGTAACCTTTTCCTTGTATTATGACTATATTTTTGGTATTCTTATACTAACAATTAGATTGGAGCAAATTATGGAACATATATTTAAAGCAACATTAGGACTTTTAACAGTCGTTTTTGTATTGACTTATTTCCTAGCAGTTATGTTTGCCCCATTTGGTATTGTTTGGTTAGTAGCAACACATTAAAGTGGAGTTAAAAAATGAAGAAACTTTTTAAGGTTGGAAAGGAATTCTTTGAAAAGAAATCTGAAGCAAAGTCATATCGGAATAAATTAGAAGGGTATATTCCTGTTGCCGATAAAGATGGAAAATACCCAAATCACAAATGGAAACATGAAATCAAACGTGGCCCAGATCATCGAAAAGGAGAATCTAAATAATGTTCCCTATTCTTGGTTGGACAAATAACGATGGTCAACCGTTGGTTATCGGATTTGCTGGTAAGGCGAGAAGTGGTAAAGATACTGCTGGCAAATATTTAGTAGATACTTATCAGTTTGTACATTACTCTTTTGCAAAACCTTTAAACAAAGGCGATGTTCAATCTTACTGATGAACAAATTGACAATAAAGAGAAAGTTGTTGAGCCATGGGGTAAATCACCTCGACAACTTTATCAACAATTAGGAACTGATGTTGCCAGAAGTATGGATGTTAATATATGGGTAAAAAATGCTGAGATGTATATTAATAGACAGCCAGGTTTTTCTTTTGTGATTACAGATGTTCGTTTTTCTAATGAAGCACTTTGGATTAGAAATCGTGGCGGTATTGTTGTTTATATTAATCGTGACCAAGAATTAATAAGAGATAGAAGTCATGCTAGTGAAAATGGTTTGTCGGGTGAGGATGTTGATGTTTATATAGAAAATAATGGAACTATTAATTCATTTTATGAAAAAATAGAAGAAATGAGAGCACCAGTATTATAATATTTGAGAGGTATAGTAATGAAACATTTTGCGTTGATCGCATCCTTTTGGATGTGGAGCATATCAGTTGCGTTTGCGACTGAAAATTTTGAAGATCGTATGTTAAATCTTGGTGTAAACGAAGATTTTACAATATTAGAACGTGGTCTTATTAAAGATCAAGTTAAGAATTTTATTCCCCCCTTACTAGTTCCAGCGATTGGTGGACACGCATATGTTCTACCGCCTGGGCTATTCAATTTTTCTACAAATTTTAAATTTGTTAATGTTGATGAGGATGATTGGTATAAAGACGGCAAAGCAGACATTAATGGTATTCATAGAGAAAACCAAGTCCAACGCCGTTTTCTTACATCATCCCTAAAATATGGATTTGATCTTAATAGAAAATACTTCCACAGTTTTACTGCTGTTTTAAATCTTACATATGAAAGTTCTGTTAATCGTGGGCCTGTTAGACTGCCTGATGTCGGTAATAATGCGAAGAGCGTTTATAATACTGGAACGTCTGAAGGTTTACAGGACATTAACATTATGATTAAAAAGAAGATTTGGGATCAAGGGAATAAACCTATTGGATGGGCGGTTGCTGCTGGTGTTTATTTACCTACTGGTGACAGTTCTATGAAAGCGGGCGATAACGGTGTTATCTCTGTTAAAGATGATGCTACTGGTACAGTATCGAAACCTACATTTAAAAGATTTACTGATACTGGTGAATTACCAGCAGGGCGACAATTAGGTTTTGGTAAAATGTCTTTTAAAGTTGCATCATTCTGGACTAGACAATTTCTGCCAGGCGATATGCCGAGTTTCCTAGAAGGTACTAAGTTTGATAGACTTGCTGTTCATTGGGGAGTTGCATATCGTTTTAATCAGAAACATGAAGGGGTTGATCCAGGCGATACTGCAACTATCTTTGCATCAACGGTTGTTCCGATACATAAAGATTATGTATCTTTGCAATTGTCAAGTATTAATAAATGGCAAGAGAACGATCATTATGATGGGGATTTTAAATTTCCCAATCAGAGTGCTGCAGCTCCAAGACCCGATTTTCGTGGGGGTTGGTTGAATTTAATTGGGCCTAGTTTGATTTATAGTCCTGATCCTTTAGTTCGTTTTACTGCAACATATTTACAAAGAGTTCATGCACCAAAGTTAGGCCCAAGTCCTAGTTATGTTGTGAATCTTGGTGCTGCTGTATCCTTTTAACTGGAGATTAGATAATGATTCAATTGATTTTAACATTTTTATTATTGATACCATCATTAGTAAGTGCTGAGTATATTATGAGTACAGCAGATGGTAGAAAGTTACATCTTAAAGAAGGAACATTTCAACCTGATTTGAGTTTGTATAGAAGTAAACTTCCAGAGGTTAAAATTCTGGATAGGACATTCAAACCAAAGTATCAACAATGGGCTGCTAACGAAGAATTTGAAATGTCCCAAACTGGTTTGAATAATATGGTAAGAGCTGCTTTTCCGTTGGCACATAACTCTGCGTTTATTTGGATGACTAACCAACAGATGTATTGGAACGCAAGAAACAATTTGGGTTTTGGGTTTGCAGCTAGTCATGCTGGTATTAACTTTGTTAATGGCCCTTACTTTACTTTAAAGGCGATTGAGTTATCAAAGTTTAATCGACTTCACAGAGATAGAGGTGAACGGCGTTTATCAAACAAAGATGTATTGTTACAACATTTTTTGCCATTAGTTTGGAAACGTGTAGGTATCCCAAGATTTCCTGATGATGGTTCTCCATCATACTTAGAATTTGAATCTGGTGATCCTCATTTTGTAGCACCTACACCAGTAGAGGACACTTTCAATGATCCTCAATCTGGAAAAAATGGTAAGTGGGGAGTGCCTAGTTATTTCCTACAAAATCGCCAATGGCGTTGGGATAGAGATGGTATGTCAAAGTTTCTTGACATGGGTAGTATTGGTATCATGTTGAAACGTGCATCTATGTGGGTTGATTATATGTGGAAAGCAACTCATACTGGTGAGTCACCATCTACACAATCTGGGCGTATAACACTTGCTGGTAATGATGCTGAAGAAGGTTTCCGTGGCATGGCACTTGCAACAACTAGAGTTAATCAAGTACTTTCATTGAAGTCACAATTAGTTGTAGATGAAAATGGTAAACTTGGCGGTGTCAATCCAAAGACGTATGATCCTAAAAATGGACTAAAGTATTTTCCACATAGGATTGAACCTAATTTACTTCTTGCTGGTGATTTACCAGAACGTCAATGGGGTTTTGATGTTGATGATACTAGAAGTTTATTGTTTGACCAAGCTGCATTACTTTGGGGTAACGCACATTTCTTTCAATCAACATATCGAATGACTGAAATGTTTACAGACAATCCGCCAGTTGATGGTGGAATTCTTGAAAAGAATCTTGGTGCAGTACCGCATTATTTGGCCAATATGATTATCAAGAATATTGTTGCTATGCATACTAGAAATGATCTTCTAGTTTCAACATGGGATAAGAGAAAGTATACAGTAATTAACATAACTGATATGGGTTTGACTCTTATTGCATTGAAAGAGTATGTTGATCGTATGCGTGATCCTCAAGCATTACTTGGTACTGATAAGGATGATCTTGAACCAGAGTTGACTAAAATTGCAACAAACTTAGTTACAACTAATGCAGATTTTTTATTGAAGGTGCAAGGTGATAGAGGTCAATTTTGTAAGTCTTATTATGTTACTACAAATAGACCAATTGAACCATGTAACAAGTCAAGACCAAACTTTACAGGTATCTTTGCATTACTTGAAGCATACAAAGTTACACATGAAATTAAGTATGTGGAAGGTGCAAGAAAAACTTGGAATTATGTTTGGGATGTATATTGGGATGAACCATCAGGATTATTCCGAAGTACTCTAGGTCAAGATACAGTTATCATTCATTCTTTAGATGTTGCTGCACAATTGAGAGCATATAGAGAAATGATGTTTGTAACACCTATACATATGACGAAACCATTAATCACTAAGTTTTCACGTTGGGCAGTTCAAACCTTAATGATGTCAGGAATGATTCAGTCCGAAGAAAATCGTAGTGGTGAACTTGGAATAGGAGTTGGTTCAGCGGATTGGGATAATGATGGTGTGCCGTGGTTAGGTAAAGGTGATGGTGAATTTGGTATTGCACCAACATTAGCACTTGAAGTTGCAGTTAACATTGGTAAACCTAAGACGAATCGTATCTTTAATAACTTGAAAGGTCAGAAACATTGGGCAGAGATGTATGGTGGCGATATTCAATATGCATATCAAACATCTTCTATTGAAGAAATGAAACTACCAATTAAGATTGACTATGAAACTATGGTTGAGGATGAAGGTTGGGAAGAACGTGATGAACTTTTAAAGTGGGATGGTACAACTACACAACTGCCACCTTCTAAAATTATTCAACGTGGTTCTGATTTATCGGGTAGACAAATCTTTGAAATGAATTGTGCTCATTGTCATGGTTATACTGGTGAGGGTATTACTGGTATATCTTATGAGGCAGATTCTCTTGTTAGAACTAGGGATGATATGTTTGAAGTTCCTAACAATGGTAGATTCACTAGATTGATGCCTGAATGGGGTATCGGTAATAGGGATGAACACGGTGGTGTATTAACTAAAGATGAACTCTATAAAATAGTTGATTATATTCAGAGTGATGGATTTAAGAAAGTATTTAAGGATGTTCAAAAGGGTTATGCGTTTCCAGACTATCCGCCAAAAGACCCTTACTTTTTTATATCACGGTCTTATGATATGGGTAAGAAGAAACCAGCAACTAAAGAAGATATCGCTTTGATTATGAATTTACAAAGGGATGTTTCTAAAACTGGTAAACCTGTAAATATTATTCAACGATTAATTGATAATGAAAAACGTGGAGGCACAAAAGGTGAGGTAAAACGTGCAACTGGATGGAAAGAAGAAAATTATGATTCTGTTGTATCTTATTCTAAAGAAGTACAAATGAAGTATGCTACACAACCAGTAGTTATTATTAATAATGAAGATGAGGAAGAAGATGATGAGTAAATTATTATTTCAAGCAATATTGCTTATTGGATTAATGTTTGTAGCATTTAATTTTGCTGAAGCAGGAAAGATTAAATATAAAGAAGTCGAAGTTATGAATGGTTCTACTATCAAGGGTAAGGTAACATGGATGGGTACTATTCCGAAACTGCCACCTATTACCGTATTTAAACATATGGATAAGTGTGGACAAGAAGTAGTTAACCCAGCACTAGTAATTAATCCTACTAATAAAGGTGTTAAGTTTACTGCTGTCTATCTTGAGAAAGTTACAGTAGGAAAAGCATTACCAAGTAAAAAGGCAAAGATTAAAGTTACTAATGGACGTACACTTCATGCTGGACAGGATATTAAACAGCGTCCAGAGAGTCAGTTGTGTAATTTTGAACAACACGTTTTTGCGTTTGTAAATACTAGAAAAATTGGTATGTACAATATGGAAAACTTGTTACATAATCCTCATGCGTTTGGTTCTAATGGTGCAACAATATTTAATGTACCTTTACCTGATAGGAATAGAATGTCTACTAAACGTGTTAAGAGACTGAAAGGTATAAATAGGTATCAATGTGATACTCATATTCATATGAACGGTTGGATGCTTGGATTAAAACATCCATACTTTTCTGTTACTGATAAGGATGGTAATTATGAAATGACTGATGTTCCTGATGGTAAGTATAATATGATTGTTTGGCATGAAGGATATAACATTAAGGAATTTGCAGCTGATAAACGTCCTGTATATGATAATCCACATATTATTGAGAAACAGGTTGAAGTAAAGAATGGACAAGTATTGGATTTGAACTTTCAAATGCCAGTAAGAGATGTTAAAGTTAATCAAGAGAAAATGCCCAGACAAGTTGCTGGGCATTAATTGCTGTATAATCTTATACATGGAAACATTTTGGACGGGGGTTCGATTCCCCCCGCCTCCACCAATATTTAGATGCTGACTACAATTAGAAACTAATTGGATAACGGAAGGTTTCAGCGACTCCTCAAGTTAACAATATGGGGGTGACTAGGTTTCGACAGGATGAGGGAAATGTGTAAGACAGCACGTGGATGAATGTTGGCCACGTTAATCATCATTCAAACCATAAACGCTAACGATTATTCGTATGCGCTTGCTGCTTAGTAACTAAGTAGCGGAGTCCGAGGGTACTTGTCAACAGAAACCCTCACCAAATAAGGGTTATATAGTTCCTTACATTTTGCACAAATATTTGGTAAGCTATATACATGATGGAGTTTAGCGGGAGTAGCTCAATGGTAGAGTACCAGCTTGCCAAGTTGGATGTTGTGGGTTCGAGCCCCACTTCCCGCTCCAGAACAAGGGAATATAATTCCTTGTATATGAATCAGTTTTGTGATAAGCTGAGTATGTTGTTAAATTAATAATGATAGGAGAATTTATGTCAAAGATGCAAGGTGTGCCAAAAGTAGGTATGAAGAACGCTCGTAAGATTACTCGAGCAGAGTCAGATGCAAGTGGTTTGCCACGTTGGGTAGAGATTTATACTTCCCCAGCAACTGGTGAAACTGCGTTTAAGAACTGTCAACTTGAAGGAGGCGCAAAAACCGTTTTTGCTTGTCGTAAAGCACTAAACAGTTATTGGGGCGTTTAATCTCAATTTTGACAAAGGAGAGGGGGGTTGGGAAACCAGCCCCCTTTTTATTACATTATGAAACTATTACTTATCGCTTTTTCTCTTTTTTTTCTAACAGGTTTTTCTAAAAAAGAAATTATTTGTTTGTCTCAAAATATTTATTTTGAAGCAAGAGATCAGAATATTAAAGGGCAGATTGCTATTTCTCTAGTTACTATAAATAGAGTAAAGAGCAAACGATTTCCTAATACAATATGTAAAGTAGTAAAACAAGCACGTTATAGGAATGGGAAAATTGTTAGAAACAAATGTCAATTTTCATGGTTTTGTGATGGTCTATCCGATAGACCTAAAGACAAGATTGCATGGAGAGTTGCTTTAACTATTTCAAAAGCGATGTTAGAAAAGCCTGGCGTTCATATTAAAAATTACGGTAAAAAATGGAAGGTTAATGATTTTTTAAATGGTGCTACTCATTATCATAGAGTAGATATTAATCCATATTGGAATCGTGATATGTTGAAAGCTGGTATAATAGGAGATCATATATTTTATATCGATCCATATAGATTTTAACCGCTGGTACTCAATCGAAGGGAATAAAGTATATGTCTGAAAAGAAATCTAAGGGGGACAGTTTAGTAGCAACGCCAGAGGAAAAGGGTGTTTATCTTTTTATGGACGAAGTAAACACAGAGACTTGTAAAGACCTTATTTCTTTTATTCTGGTTAAAAGTTTTCAAAGACCTAGAGCAAAATCTTTGCAAATTATAATTAATTCGCCTGGCGGTGATTTAAATGCAGCTTTTGCTGTTATTGATATTATGCGTGGTTGTCCTATTCCAATTCATACAGTTGGAATAGGACAGATTGCATCTGCTGGGTTTATGATATTTATTGCTGGTGAGAAAGGTCATAGACTTTTAACTCCTAATACTTCTATTATGTCACATCAATGGAGTTGGGGTTCGTGGGGTAAAGAACATGAATTGGTTGCAGTAGGTAAAGAACATGATTTAACATCTATAAGAATGATTAATCATTATAAGAAATGTACAGGTTTGAATGAGAAAGATATTCGTAAATATCTATTACCAGCAACTGATGTTTATCTTGGTGCAAAAGAAGCATTAAAACTTGGTGTTTGTGATAAGATAAAGGTATATAAATGAGTATAGATGTTAATTCAACTATTGAAAATTTGGTTATTGAAAAGAAGATAACATACATGGAAGCAATTGTTTTTTATACAGATGATATTGATTGTGAAATTGAGATGGTTGCAAAAATGTTGAATAGATCGATTAAAGATAAGATTGAAGCAGAAGCACAAAATTTGAACATGATGAAAAAGAAATGTTCAAGACTTCCTTTGTAATGTATTGTGATGACAGTTTGTAATTATACAGCGTAATATAACGTAATAATAAATTTAAGGAGAGAAATCATGGCAACAAATTTTGGAGATTTAAAGAAAAACAAAGCAAGTAAGTTTGATTCTTTGGTTAAAGAATCAGAGAAGTTAAATGAAAAGGTATCATATGTTGATGAACGCATCTGGAAATGTGAACGTGATAAAAACGGTAACGGTTATGCTATTATTCGTTTTCTTC